GGCCTGGGCCGAGTCCGTCATCTCGCGGGTCGAGAAGAAGGCCGACGAATCGAGCAAGACGCCGGCCCCGCCGAAAGACCGAGTGTTCGGGTCGGACAAGAACCCCGAGGGCAGCGCCTCGAACACGAGGGGCGGCATCGAGATCAGCCCAGCCATCGAGGACTCCCTGCGCCAGAAGGTTGACGATCACAACGCGAAGGCGACCGGCGAAGGCCGTCGAGCCACGCTCGGCGCGCTGAAGGCGGTCTACCGCCGGGGCGCAGGGGCCTACAGCACCTCGCACCGTCCGAATGTTTCCCGTGGTGCGTGGGCGATGGCTCGGGTAAACGCCTACCTGAAACTCCTGCGCAGCGGACGCCCGGAGAACGCGGCTTACACGCAGGACAACGACCTTCTGCCCGAGGACCATCCCCGGGCGAAACAGCGGGGACTGCTGTGACGGACACCGCCAATCCGACCGCCATCAAGGCGTCTCTCTCCGTCTCGCGGGCGCGCCTCGCCCTCCTGAAGGCCAACTGGAGCCGCTGGCCTGCCGGCTCAACCAAGGGCGGACAGTTCGCCCCGAAGGGCACCAGCGGGGGCGGTGCTGCCCCTGGCGGCTCGAAGGAGCCTGCCGCGCCGCCCAAGGGCGCGAAGCCGCATCTGAGGAAGGACGACAACGGCAAGCCGGTCACGATCAACTACCCGACCGCCGCCAGCGCGCCCGACACCTGGAGCAACCCGCAGAAGACCGCGACCTTCACGCCTGGGGGTGCCACGCCCGAGGTGCTGAACGGAGTGCCGTTCAAGGCGTGGAGTGCGCCGAACTCCACCGACGGGTGGGCCAAGGTCGAGGGCCAGAACCCCGCCCTCGATGCGAGTGTGCCTTTCGAGCAACACCCCACGAAGCGCACCGCAGCCGGCGTCCTAATCCTCGAACCCGATGGTCGCGTCTGGCTCACCCGCCCGACGAACTCCTTTGGGGGATACATGAACACGTTCCCGAAGGGCACGGCCGAGAGCGGCCTGTCCTTGCAGGCGAACGCGATCAAGGAGGCTTACGAGGAGACGGGCCTGAAGGTGAAGATCGTCGGTGTTCTCGGCGACTACGAGCGCGACACCAGCAAGGCGCGCATGTTCGTCGCGCAGCGTGTCGGCGGCACCCCGAAGAACATGGGATGGGAGTCGCAGGCTGTGCGGCTCGCCCCGTTCGGGCAGGCGAAGCAGCTTCTCAACAAGGATCACGACCGCGCGATCCTCGACGACCTCGACGCGGAACTGAAGATTCTCTCGAAGGCCGCGAAGCCGAAGGGCGGGCACCACTCCCAGGGGCAGGCTCGATGGGATGCCGGCAGCCCTCTCGGCGGACAGTGGAAGAAGATGGGCCTCGACGGGATGACGCTCGCGCCGACCATCGCGGGGGGCCTGGAGGGCAAGAACAGCGGCTACCAGAAGAAGGTGAACGCCGCCTTCTCCGCTGCCCAGGCCGGCGACAAGCAGGCCGTCTTGGATGCTGCCGCGAAGCTCAAGCCCGCCTACGACAAGTGGGCCAGCGGGAACGCGAAGACCTCCCACGACAAGTGGAACGCCCAGGCCTACCAGTACATCCAGCAGCTTGATGCCGACCTCGGCTCGAAGACGAAGGCCTCGGCCTCGGCTGATGCGATCAACGGGCCGGTGAAGCTCTCCGCGCTCACGAAGATCGGCGCGAAGCCCGGTGGCAGCAACCCGGGCGGCCTCTACACCGATGCCGACGGCGTGAAGTGGATCGTCAAGGGATCGAACAACCCGCCGGCCACCGAGCAGGCGAAGAACGAGGTGCTGGCCTCCAAGCTCATCCTCGCGGCCGGCGCAGGCGCGCCCGAGATGAAGCTCGTGGACCTCGAAGGCCAGTATGGCGGCGGCATCGGCGTCGCCTCCCGTGTGATCGACAACGTGATCCCATTCGGCAACAACGCCGAGGACTTGGCAAAGGTGCGCTCGGACTTCGCCGTCCACGCATGGCTCGGCAACTACGACGTGATCGGTCTCTCCAAGGAGAACACGGTCATCGGGCCGGATGGGAAGGCGATCAACATCGACCCGGGCGGCGCGATCCTCTACCGCGCCCAGGGCGCGCCGAAGGGGGAAGCCTTCGGCAACGTCGCCAACGAGTGGAACTCGATGCGCCACAAGGTGGCGGGCCTGCCCGACAACCCGGCCGCGTGGTCCGTCTATGGCGGCATGACCTCGTCTCAGCTTGCGACGAGCGCCAAGAAGCTCGAAGCCATCGACGACGCGACCATCAAGTCGATGGTGAAGGCCTACGGGCCGGGCAATGACGCGCAGAAGGCCGCGCTCGCCGAGAAGCTGATCGCGCGCAAGAAGGACGTGCTGGAGAAGGCAGCGAAGGAAGCTGGGTGGGCGGTGACCAACACGGGCGTCACCCCCCCTCGCACTCCGAAGGCTCCAGCGGCAGCCACAGCCGTGGCGGCCCCCACAGCAACGCCCGCCTCTGGGATCAAGAAGCCGGTCTTCGTGGAGACGGTGGCCGGCGCTTCGAAGGGATGGCAAGCCCTCACAGACAAGGCTGCCGAGGTGCATGCGAAAGGCGACGCCGAGGGTCTGAAGGGTATCCAGTTCACTCTCGTCGGCAGCAACTCACCGAACGCGCTGGCCGTGAAGCAATACGTCAGCGCCCTGCAAATTGACCTCCTGGCCCAGAACAAGGCCAGCGCCCAGGCTGCCATCGCGCCAACCGCCCCCGCGCCGAAGCCCGGCACGAGCATCGGGGCGAACCCCGGCATGCCGAGCAAGGCCGGATATCAGAGCGACCTCAGCAAGCCGAACATCTCGCCCACGACCAAGAAAGACATGGTCGCGCACAACGCGAAGCTCGACGCCATCGAGAAGCTGGCCGGGGGCGGCGATGTGAAGGGCCTGCTCTCGCTCGGCTACGGCTCGAACCACTACGGCAAGAAGCAGGCTGCCTACGCGAACGATGTCCTGGCTGCGATGGGCGCTGGTCAGTTCGTGACCGTCGGCCAGAAGGGCGGCACCCATCCTGCCCTGGCCGCCGCAGGATCGCTCGCCACCGCAGCCGCCACCGCCTCGGGCATGGCTGCCGTCGCGCAGGCGAAGGCCCAGGCGCCGAAGCCCGCGCCGCAGCAGTCGAAGCCGGTCTTCCGCATCCCGAACCCGCCCGACTTCGCGAACTGGAACGGGCCGGGCAAAGGCCTGTCGTCTATCTCAGCGTTCAACAAGCAGAACGACGACATCACCCGGCAAATCTTCGCGCTCGCGAAGGACGGCAAGGTCGATGCGCTGAAGGCGATGACCTACCAGCCCATCGACAACAGCGGGAACCCTGTCGGCTCGCCGATTCCCATCGGCCAGCACAAGTCGAAGAACATCGTCGCCTATTTCAACGATGCGCTGAAGGCCTCAACCACGCCCTATGCGCCAATGGCGCCAGTGCGCGCTGGCGCCTTCGGAAAGGTCGGTGAACTCTTCTCGAAGCTCGGGAAGATGTTCCCGGAGGCGGCAACGCTTCTGCAAGCCGCGAAGACCATGGGGCGCTATGCCATCCTCGGGAAAGCGCCCGGCGCGCCTCTCGATAACTGGAAGCCCGAGGAACTCTCCCTGAAGAACGGCAAGCTGAACGCGCAAGACCTCTACGAGGAGTCCTACGCGCGCTTCAAGCAGCTTTCCCAGGTCGAACAGCAGGCAATCCGCGACTACACTGGCGCAGGCCACCAGACCATGAACGACCCGAAGACGGGGATTGGCACTCACGCGAAGACCAAGGTTGCGATGGATGCCTACAACAAGGCTTCGGTGCTTCTGAAGCCAGGAACCATCCTGTCTCGGCGGTTCTACTTCAAATCGGACGCGGCGAAGAACATGAAGCTCCTCGAAGCGAGTCCGGGCGAAATCCTGAAGGACTTCGGGCTGATCTCGACCAGCATGAAGCCAGAGGTCTGGAACGGGGACATTCAGTTGCGCGTCACTGTCGGCGAGGGCGTGAAGGGCCTGTACGTCGCGCCGAATCCAAAGAGCGGCGGTGATGCCATCTCGGTCAACCCTGGGGAGAGTGAAGTTGTCCTCCCATACGGGACGAAGTTTCTCGTCCGCTCCGTGAAAAAGGTTCCATTCAAGGATCAGCACGGAACC